TCATGGACGGGTATGTTGATGATGAGGGCGAATCTCATTTTGGCATTAATGATTTGACAGATGATGAGTTTGATAAAGTTTGGTTTGGAACAAACTTTGCTGACAGACTGTTTCTCTACTACGAACTTGCTAAAGAGCGGCTAGAGGGAACTCATAAAGAGCGCAAACAAGATAAAGTGATTGAAGATCAGTTTGCTGGAATTCATGATTTGATTGATTGGGCAAAAGATCCTGACGCTTTCTTTGCTAAGGAAGCCGCTAAAAGAAAGAAAAAGTAGCGTTGTCTATGGATCTAGAAACATTCTTCTCAAAGAATGTTTCAATATTCAAAGAACCCCCAAAGAAAAAGCGCGCCACAACAAGAGGCCGAAAAGACGCAAGGGAAGACTATGTTGCAGACTTTGAAACTACAACCGACCCCAACGATTGCAGGGTTTGGGCTTGGGGACTTGCCAGGATTGATACGCCTGAGTACGAGAATGTCGAGCACGGAACAAGCATTGAGACTTTCTTTCAAAGAATTGAATCTCAAAACTCAACCATCTATTTCCACAATCTTCGGTTTGATGGGGCATTTCTTATTGACTGGCTACTCAAAAACGACTTTCAGCATATTACAGAACGCACACTTTATCGAGACAAAACATTTAAATCGCTCATATCCGATATGGGCAAGTTCTACAGTATTACAGTTAGATTCGATAACGGTTTCAGCGTCGAGTTTCGGGATTCGCTTAAGAAACTCCCTATGGGAGTTAGGCGTATTGCTAAAGCATTCAAACTCCCGATGGGTAAAGGTGAATTGGACTATGAAACGTATAGAGCCCCTGGACATATCCTCACTGATGAGGAACTAGACTACCTTAAGCGTGACGTTTCTATTATCGGTCAAGCCATGAAAGAAGTTCTTGCTTCTGGAATGACTAAACTTACCGTTGCTAGTGACGCCATGAACGAATACAAAAATTTGGTTGGTTCACAATGGTTTCAAAGAATGTTTCCGGTGTTGCATGAAGATTTAGATATGGAAATTCGTCGCGCATATCGTGGCGGTTTTACTTACGCTGATCCGCGCTTTAGTGGTCGCATTGTAGGTTCTGGGCTGGTTCTAGATGTTAACTCTCTTTACCCGTATGTAATGAAGCGCTATCCAATTCCCTATGGTATGCCGACATATCAAAAGGGTAAAGTTGAGCCTACTGAGTCTCACCCGCTCACAATTTTCTCAGTGACGTTTACGGCAAAACTTAAGAAAGATCACATTCCCTGCATTCAAATTAAGGGAACTAATATGTTTGTTGGTACTGAGTATTTGCGTGAAATTACTGAGCCTACAACGCTTATGGTTACCAATGTTGACTGGGAACTTTACTGGGAACATTACGATATTGATGTTCTGGCTTGGGAAGGCGGGTGGAAATTCCAAGCCGCAGAAGGACTTTTTGATCGCTACATTGATAAGTGGTCTGAAATTAAAGCAAAGGAAGAAGGTGGAAAACGTGAGATCGCTAAACTACATCTTAACAGTCTATATGGAAAGTTCGCGTCGAACCCCAACATTACCTCTAAAATACCCACGCTTGAAGATAACAAAGTTAAACTTGTTAGGGGAGAGCCGGAAACGCGTCCACCTGTTTACACGGCGGCGGGCGTATTCATTACATCTTATGCACGGAATATCACCATTCGGTCTGCACAGGCCAACTATGACGTTTTCGCCTACGCAGACACAGATTCGCTACATTTGCTTACGGATCATATTCCCGATTCCATCCATGTTCATCCGACGCTCCTAGGTGCTTGGAAGCACGAATACTACTTTGAGAATGCCTTTTATATTCGGGCTAAGGCATATCTTGAGAAAATGCACGACGGCACATATGTTAACCGAATTGCCGGTCTGCCGATTGAAACGTCAGGTGCGCTCACATTTGACGATCTTGTTGAGGGAAAGATCATTCACGGTAAACTGAACCCTAAAACGGTGCCAGGCGGCATTGTCCTGAAAGACGTACCTTTTGAGTTGAAATTGCGCTAGGCATGGTGTAAGGTTGAATACATAGCGAGGGAATCGACGCCCGTTGATTTTAAACATACTTTGGCTTTGTAAAAGTGCCCTCCCCAAATCGCTCAAATCGGGCAAACGAGAAAAGGAAATAAAATGACTATTGGCACTTTTGGCGAGTTTGTTGCTCCCGAAAAGGTAAACCCCTACACCGAGACTATGGCGGCATTCGCTAAGGCATCTGACGAAAATGCTAACGCGGCCTGGACTGTCGAACTTGACGCGGCAAAGGAAATCACCGAGCGTAACCTCATTGCTGATGCGGCTAACGCAATCGGTAAGACGGCACGACTTCGTGACCGCGACGACACCAAGCGTGTAAAGGTTGGTGAGCGTCCCAAGTCTGGAAACCCTGTGTATGAGGGTAAGACTTCTCTTACGTTCACGCTTTCGCCTCAGCACAAGCCGCGCAATGTTAAGGATGCTGACGGCAACGATGTTGCTGATGAGGCTCCCGCTGAGGAAGTTAAGGCTACAAAGACTAAGTAGTCTTTTAAAGATGTGGCTACCGGAATGGGTAGGACAGGCTACACGATATGCACACGTTGACTCGTGATCGTGCTAGAATGGGCCTTGCAACCTGCTGAGTCTACTCACCGGATGCCCGATTAAGAGGGGAGGATACTTAGGTATCCTCCCCTCGTTTACTTTAAGAATACAAAGAAAAAGGTAAGAAAATGGGCAAGGTAAGCGACTACATTAGCAGTCTTGATGGAAAAGAAAATATTGATCCACTTGTAATTGCCAGCACTTTGCTGGAATTGCACAATGAGGAAATGGAATCCGCGAACGGTAAAATCGCCAAACTGGAAACCGACTTCACTAGCACTACTTCTGAGATTGCCGCAAGGGATCAAAAGATTACGGAGTTGAAAGCCAAGAATTGGGATCTTGCTAATCGCGTTCCAACCGAAAGCGCAAGCGATCCGAAGCCTAAAGATTCTCTTGAGGAAAAAGATGCTAGCGAACTCACATTCGACGACTTCTTTGAGGAAGAGAAATAACACATCATGGTAAAGAATATTCGGCCACTTAAGGCCAAGTTGGATTCGGCTGCATGGCTGAATACTGTTCGCAACCAGCAGGGCTCTGATTATCAGAACCGTGTTCCCGAGGCCACTCAGGCAAATCTTCGGGAAACTGTTGAGAACCTTTGGAACTGGCATCCTGGACGCAATCAGGTTGAGAATGCGCTTGTTGAGCAGTTGGCTCTTGTCGTATTCCGCAACACTCTTTGGGAGAACCCTCTTGCTGAATTCAAGATGGGAACTCTTGAAGAGGGTGAGACTATTGAAGAGGTGATGGTTGGTCTTATCGAAGCCATTGATTTTGATGCTGACCGCGATGAACTTGAAAAGGAAATTTTCGGTTCTACGCCTATTGAGGTTCAGTCTCGCTTCCACAAGCGTAACCGTAAGGATCGCTACAAGTTCACCATTCACCTGCCTGGACTTCGTACTGCTCTTCTCGGAAACCAACTTGGATCGTATGTTAACGGAGTTATGACGGCTCCTCAAACTTCCGACCAGTGGGACGAGTACCTGCTTATGACGCAGGTTTTCGCTGAGATGGACAAGGCAAGCGATAACGGATTCTTCACGGTTGGAGTTCCTGACGTTTCTGATCAGGATTCTCAGTCGGCAGATTCGCGCTTTCTTCTTCGCCGTCTTCGTGAGTACCGTAACACGCTCCCCTTTATCTCGCGTGCTTACAACCTCGCTGGAATGCCTGTTGCGGCTACGCCTGATGAACTTGTTTTGTTCACTACAGCTAAGGCTGATGCGGCTATGGATGTTGAGGCTCTTGCGGCCGCATTCAACATTGAAAAGGCTGAGGCTAAGTCTCGTAAGATTGTCATTCCTGCTGAGCATTTTGGGATTGATGGTGTTCAGGCCATTCTTACCACTAACAAGTTCTTTGTTGTGGCAGACAACCTGATTACGACTACTTCGCAGTTTAACCCTGCCAGCCTGTCTACGAACCACTGGCTTCACCACTGGCAGACAATCAGCGCATCCCCGTTCGCACCACTCATTATGTTTAACTCGCTTCGAGAGAGCACGAGTCTTACTGTGACTGAAACGCCTACTACTGATATTGGCGCGTTTACGTTTACTGATGCGGCGGGTACGGTTGAGGCTACTGCGCTTAAGCGTGGCACGCTTTACAACGTTCTTGTTGAGGGAGTTACTACGCCTGTTGGTGGCGTTTCTGCTCTTGATCTTGACGTTACCGGCAACCTCTCTGCTCTTACCTACATCACTAACAACGGTGACCTGTATGTTGGGCCTGATGAGAATAGCGATCTTCTTACGATTACCGCTACTGCTGAGAATGACTACAGTGAGTCCACTACTCGCACGCTTAAGGGTGACCTTATCGTTCCGATTGGTGGAGCGGTTATCGTGCAGAAAGATGCTGATAACGATGGTCTGGAAGAGGTTACACCTGCTGAGCCCGCCTTTAACGACAACGTCATTACCATTCCTACGGTGAGCGGTGTTCAGTATAAGGAGGGCGCGGCCAACCTTAACAACGGTGCAGAACTTACTGTCGTTAATGGCACGCCTCGTACTATTACTGCTGTCGCTCGTGCTGGTAAGGAGCTTACTACCGGCGCAACTGCTTCGTGGGTTTTCACTTATTCCGCGTAGTAACATAATTTAATAAATGGTGTGGGGATCGTGTCGCAATGAACGATCCCCACACTTTCAACAATCTAGTCTAAGGATAGATTAATATGGCCGCAGGAATTCCTGGCCCTCCCAATGTTTATGGTGCAGGACTTGATTTTGATTATAGTGTGTGGAGTCCTGGAACTCGCGTTGATCTTGTTAACGTAAACTGGGATAACAACTATCGTGACGTTGTAAAGTTTGCTAACAAAGCCGCTCTTAACACTTACATTGATGGGAAAACTAGTGCTGGCATTACTGTCAACAACATGACATATGCTAGGCCCGGTCAAGACATCTACCTTGGCATTCCCTATAACCGAGTCAATCGGTACAACTATCTTCGCGCATCTAACCCGCTGATGCCGATTCCTGACGACATTCAAAAAGATTTCTACTACTTTATTCTTGAATGTGAATTCGTCAACCCAACTACTACACGCATTCGAGTTCAACTTGATGTGTGGCAGACTTACGTTTATGATCTGACGTTTGGCAACTGCTATGTTGAGCGAGGCCACATTGGCGTTGCTAACGAAAATAAGTTTGACAGGTACGGTAGAGAGTATCTTACAGTTCCCGAGGGTCTTGATGTTGGCGGCGAGTATCGGATTGCCGCTCGACGTAGTGATGTTCTTATTCGTAACAACATTGTAGCAAGTAGCGATGCAATTAATGGTGACATCATTGTTGTTAGCACGCTAAACATTGAAGAATCTGGCGGCACGGCAAACAACCCTGTTCTTGTTACTGCTACAGGTTCACAAATTAATGGAATGCCTAGCGGTGCAGATGTTTATGTGTTCACATCTGTAGGATCGTTTGCAACTTTTATGGCATCTATTGCGGAAAAGCCTTGGGTGAGTCAAGGCATTATTTCAGTAACTTACATGCCTAGCGTTAGTAGATACGCATTTGCAGGATTTCCACCTATTGACGGTGAAAAAGTTATTCAACTTGTCACAGTTCCTAGAAGCGTCAATTTGTGGTCAAACTGGCGTGATAGTGATGAAATAAACAACAAGATTCACTCACGTTATCACCATGTTAAGGCTAAGTTTTTCACCTATCCGTACATGGTCATTGAAATGACCGCATGGTCTGGCAACACGCTTGTACTTAAGCCAGAAGCATGGCAATCTAATAGCGCACTTCTTCAAGAACGTGCATCGTACATGCCACCAAATCAACGTGTTTCCATTCATCCTCGTGGATATAACGCAGATAACTTGTTTGACGATTCCACGCAAGACAACCTTTGGGATCTTACTGATGCACAATTGGATGCGCTAGGTGAGCCAATTAAAAGCCAACTCAAAAACATGGGTGACGACACTGGCGAATATCTTGATATGGCGCTTTCTATTAGCAACTTTCCATCATTGCCAGTAGTTAACAACATGGCAATTGGGTATCTTGCTTCTAACGCTAATCAGATTGCGTACCAGTTTCAGTCTGCTGACTGGACTCAACAACGCGCACTTGGCATGGCACAAGGCTCTTACGATGTTGCTACTGGTGCTATGCACACTGCTATGAATAGTGCTGGTAGCACTATGAATGCTGACATTGCTCAGACTGCTAACTTGAATCGCCAACTTGCGGCACAAGCACTTAACGAAAGTGTTTTTGGTGCTACTGGTGCGCTTGGTAGTGCGGCAACTCCTGCTGGCGCTGGCGGGGCTCTTATTACTGGACTGTCTCAGACTGCGGCTAACGCCATTAACAAGGGCATTCAAGGACAGACTAATGATGAGGCACTTGCAATTCGTAACACTCAGAACGCTGAACAGACTATCAATGAAAACCGTCAGTCACAACTTGTACGAGACACTAATAAATCTCTTGCGGACTGGGCCGCTAAGGGTGACTACGGCAACCAAATTTCTGGAATCAATGCAAAGATTCAAGATGCTAAAATGATTCAGCCTAGTGTTAGTGGTCAATTTGGTGGCGAGTCGCATAACATTGGTACTAACAAGATGGAAGTTTCTTTACGTTGGAAGCTAATCGACGATTCAAACATGCGAGTCGTTGGTGAAATTTGGCTTCGCTATGGCTACGCCGTTCGCGCTTTTATTCAGATGCCTGCAAGTCTCATGGCAATGACTAAATTCACTTACTGGAAAATTACTGAAACTTATCTCAGCGGTGCCAGCGTGCCAGAGGGACACAAGCAGGTAATCCGTGGTATCATGGAGAAAGGCGTAACCCTTTGGGCTAACCCTGACGACATTGGAAATATTGATTGGGCAGACAATGCACCACTCGGAGGGATTAGTTACTAATGAGCGCAATTAAGCGTGGTAGCGGTCTTGACTACTATCTTGAATCCGAATTGTTTGGTGGCGGAAAGTTCAGCCGTAACCCTGGCGCTCAGCGTGAACGCAACATTCAAAAGATGCTTGAACGCAATCTTTCTGAACTTGCTATTAACCGTTTCACATATGACAACTTGCCAGACTCTATTGACCCACGATTCTTGGAAATCTGTCTACTGTTTAACGGCATGTCAGTATGGTACTGGGATGAAAGTTTTGATAAACTGCTTGCCGTTCGTGGCTCTGGCGTAGGAGCCATGAATTTCTACGACAATCCTATTTCGTTCACTACCATTGGCCCTGGCAACAATGTTATTAGTGCAGACGCCAGCAATGCAACATACATGCCTAAAACGCTTTCAGCGTACATTCCTGCCGCTGACAAAGATAAAGATGACAAGAAAAAGCGTCGTAAAGCAGTTGGCATGTACTCAAATGCTTTGAGAATGCCTGACTATGATATTATTATGATATACTCTACGCGACTTGCAACTATTGATCGAACCCTTGAAATCAATACTAAAAATGCTCGTCGTAATAAAGTTGTAACGTCTAGTCCTAACACTACTCTTTCAATGGTCAATATTGCTCGTCAGCAAGATGAGGGTGTTGAGACTATTCAGGTTAGTGGTCAGGCACGCCCTGAAGATAATATTTCAGTTCTTGATCTTGGCATTCTTCCCGACGCATATGACAAACTTTCCATTCTTCGTGCTCGTTGGTGGAATGAAGCAATGGGATTGCTTGGCATTGACAACGCTAACCAGGATAAGAAAGAGCGACTTGTTCAGGCAGAAGTTTCTGCTAATGATGGGCAAACTGATTCCATGCGTTACGTTGCACTTAATGCTCGTAGGCAAGCACTTGAATATATTAATGATATTTGGGGCGAAAACATTAAAGTTGATTTTAATGTTGAAGTAGAAGCCCAAGCACAAGCTATGGCGGCAAATGCTGGAATTGATACTGAGGCTGACAAGGAAGTGAAATAATGGGAACTTTCACTATGGAACTTCGTGAAGTTTTTGAATCAGTTTATGGCACTACGATGGATGAAGATGATTACCAAATTGAATTTGGCGAGTTTACATTTAATGATGTAACTTACACTCATCTGCCTACACTTGCTGACTACTCAAAAGTTGGGCTTGCAGACTACCCAATTTTTGATCCTGCTTATCGCCCAATTCTAAACGGTAAAATTATTGAAGAATATTACTATCGTGAAATTGGTGTAGAAACCATTGAACAATTTGTCTGGCGCATGCGCGCTAAGATGAACCAAATCATGCCATACTACAATCAACTTTATCAATCCACACTTCTTGAATATACCGCGCTTGACACTATGCGTATTCAAAGTGTCGGTGAAAATCACATGGAAGGGTCTGAAAGCGCTAACGGAGAAACTATAACTGACACTGAAAACAAGTCAGGATCGCGAGTAATTGGTTCTGACTTCCCTCAAATGATGCTTGCGGCTAACGCCGACTATGCAACTAATGGTAGTGATGTTAATAGCACAGTAGAACTTGATTCTACTGCAACACAAACAAACCAGTCCAATAGTAACACAGATGTTAACAGTGAAAATCTTGTTACGGGTTACCAGGGTGCGGCTTCTGACCTCATTAACAAGTTCCGTGCAACGTTGATTAACATTGACACTGCGGTTCTTGCTGATGTTGAAGACAACTTTATGCTTGTGTTCAACAACGGTGATGAGTATTTTGCACGCGGCTACAACTAAGGAGAAATAAAATGAGCACTCCCGTTCTTCCCGACTACTCCGCACCCTTTAAGCCGGTGCCTAATGTCACACCATTCACTCTTCGTGATGGTACGACAATGCTTAAGAAACTTGATGGGCTTGAAAAGCACATCATGCGAGTTCTTATCCCTTGGATCAATGAGAACTTTAGCGATCTTGCAGACGCTTTTGAAACGCAAGTCAACTATCTTCTCACTCAGGTTAACGAAGCCATTGCAACTGAACATGCGTTCGTTGTTGAATCAATTGGCGATCTTGAAGGCCAGAGTGTTGAAGAAGCGCTTGACGCACTAACTCTTTACATTAACAACGCTGTTGAGTCTATCATTAACTCGACAATTGAAGTTACAGATCCGGTAATTCACGCAATTCTGACTGACACTGACACTGACTCATATGCAGACGTTGTAGACATTGTAAACGACAATGCAATTGCCAAAAAGACCATTTGGATCAACGTTATGGATCATGGTGCTATTGGTGACGGTGTTGCAGACGATACAGATGCAATTGAAGCCGCAATGCTTGAAGCAACGCCAAACGGAACGATTTTTGTTCCGCATGGAATGGTTCTTGGAATCACGCGCACAATCAAATTCGCGTCTTGCATTGAGGGAGGATCGCGGCTTTCTTCCCGAATTAAAGCAATTGGTACGTGGACTGACACCATGATGCTTGACTTCTTTGATGCCGGAAGCAATGACAAAACCATTAGTAACATTCGTTTTGACGCCAATCTTCGACCTGGAGTTAAAATCTTCAGTTCTACGTATAACGGTGAGGGCTCTGCTAAAACAACAGTAACAAATGTCAGTTTTATGAACACCACTCCTGGTGTCTACGCTATTGAAGCGAACTCTGATGTTGCTGGCCCTGGAATGCTTACAGGAATGTTGATGCTTAGGCCCAACTTTGACAATTGCGCTCAGTGGATGCGAATTGGTAACAACCAGGACGACACCGTAATTATTTCTCCTCGTGGAAACGTTACGGCAACTAATAGGCCAACCGCATCCGTTATTCGTCTTGATGGTCAAAACACAGCAATTTATGGTGGGTTCTTTTCAATGGGAGCATCTGACGTAGCATCTTCAACAAAGGTGTTTATTCAGGCAGGTTCTGGCGCATACACAATTGCAAACTGCTTCTTTGAAGATGTAAATGAAGAAGCAAACTATTCACATTTGATCCATATGGCAAACCCGTCTGGGCAACTTACTGAGTTTTCTAATCGCCTTAACTACGATGCCGCAGGATTCATTGCAATTCATAGAATGCAGGTTACTGATAGCACGTCTGAACAGTATTCTTTGAATGTTGGAGCATGGCACATTGACGCAATGCCGGGTGGAATTACTGCACCAAAATTGGTTGACTTGTTTGTATCAAGCGCCATTAGTTCTGGAACCGTTAACATTGCAAAGATCAACTTCACTGCAATTGATGGTCTTTCTGGACACATTGGCATTGCTTCTGGTTCTACAAGCAACGCTCTTTACCCGGTAGCATTCATTAATGGTGACTACTTGGGTAAAACATACTCTGGTAACATCACTTCGGCCAACCCTACGCTCATTATTCCCGCAGACAATGCAGGGCTTGTAGGTACAAAAATTGCGTCAAAAGAAGCCACGGTTACAGGAACTACACCATTCCAAAGTTTCCTTGCAGTAAGCGCGGGAATTTGGCTCTTCACAATTGTTGCTAAATTCAACGCATCTAACGACCACATCACCGCAGGAACTTGGATTGTTTATGCTAACGATGCTGGCACAAATGATTTGACCGGGTTTGACATTGTTGGAAGCGTTAAGCGCACAACTTCAAGTTTCGGCACTCTTACTTGTGCGATTGATAGTGTTCTTGCAGATGGAACTGTAAATGTTAGTGCCACACACACTGGCGGCTCACCAACATCTGTGAGATTTGAACTAATTGCTAGACGAATCAACGCTCTTACGCTGGCAACATAAGTAAAACTTGTGGGGAGTGGTTAAACACCGCTCCCCACATTTCAAATCGGAGCATCTAAATTATGGCAAAAGTAACTCACCTAGAACTAATAGGAAACCAATTCAAACTTTATTACGACGACACAACAACCGCAGTAGCAGTACCAACACAAGGATCAATTTGGCTTGCCGGTGACCCTGGCGGAAGTGTTGATCCTGAACCAACCGACGAAGCATGGGCATGGCCTTACAGCGCTTCTCGAATTAGTAGCCCATTTGGCCCGCGTTCTGGTCGGTGGCATGAGGGTACAGATTTTGCTGGTGGCCCTGCTAGTTATGGTAATCCTATTCCTAGTATCAGCGCTGGTACGGTTGAACTTTGCGAATATTATGGTGCTTTTGGCAATGCAACCATTGTGGATCATGGCGTAATTTCTGGTGGCTCGCTTGATGGAATGACTATTAAAACGCTTTCAGCACACCAAGTTGCTGAGGGCTACATTGGTGTCGGCACAGTTGTTACACTTGGGCAGACAATTGGTCTTGTTAACAATACTGGCAGTTCTTACGGGTCACATCTACATCTTGAACTTCATGCAA